GGCAAAATCATATTATCCGTCTGCGCCAAGTGATGATATAGATTATCCGTCCGATGATATTAACCCAGAGGACATTCCTTTTTAGGAAACAACTAACCTTTTGGTTAGTGACCTGCAACTCCGACCTCTAAAATGTATTCTCTCTCGCAGACAATAAAGGGGTTGTAGGTCTTTAATCGAAATAAACATGAACAAAACAGACGCAATAAGACAAAGAAACAGAGATTTACAGTTTAAGGAGATATTTCTAGACCCGACAAACGCAAAGAAATACTTTGACAGAAGTTTAGGTTTTGACGTTAAACTTATACAACCAAAGGATATAAGAAAGGGCTTTTACTCAATACATGGAGCAAGAAAGGTATTTGAGGCAACGGAGGAATACCACCCCGTTCACTATACTTTTGAAAAAGCACTTGAGTGGCTTGCATATACCTCCCCATTTAAATATTGGGAAGACGGCGAATATCTTAATATGGAATTTTATAAGGAGTTTTATGAGGCACACATGAATGACTTTAGTCTTGAGTACTACGAGAGGCACAGATGAGCGGCACGAACAACTTTTCGCAGTGGGTAAAATGGGTATTGGCAGACACACAGCCCTGTTGCCAGAAGTGTGGTAGTAATCAAATGTTATCTCAACACCATATCTATTCAAGAATCAGTAAAGCATTATTCAACGGCATTGTCTTGTGCCATGAGTGTCATGCAGTAGCAGACAGTTTCAATAGGATAACTGGCATAAAGGGAACAAAGGTTAGGAGGGACTTGCTGTTTCTTACTCTGACCGCACTGTATAGAAACAGATACTACATAGACAACATGCCAAAGATTGAACAAAAAAGAGTAAAGGAATTTATAGAAATAATACATGACGACATAAAAGTTGTGCTTAAAAACATCAGGTGATATTATAATAACAATGCAACTAATACGCACACCAGAAAGGGAAATACAAAACACAGTATGCGACTATCTTGCACGCAAAAAGCACTTCTTTTGGAGGCAAAACTCCGTAGGTGTGTACGACCCAAAGAAGAAGACGTTTAGGAAAAAACCAAAATACGCTCTAAATGGCGTGCCAGACGTAATCGTACTGACAGAAGGAGGATATGCGGTGTTCCTAGAAATAAAGGCAACCAGAGGGGTTTTATCAGAAGATCAAAAAAAGTTCCAAGCACGATGCGAGGACATTGGGTGCGAGTATTACATTATCAGGAAGTTGGATGACGTTATAAACATAGGACTATGAACCAAAATGAAACAGACATAATGAACGCCGCCTTTGGCATAATTGAAAGGCATTTGAGCAATACAGGAAGGCTTGAAGTACCCACAAAGGGAGTATTTGAACTGCTCCCACGAAGAAAGGGCAAGACGTTCTGCGGATTCAGAAACAAGGAAGGCTCACCAGTGTTTTCAAAGCGTATGAGATTTACCATTAACAGTGAACTAAGAAAGACACTATGCAAGTAGACATCAAGCTGATTAAGGAGAATCCTAGGAACCCTCGAAAGATTAACGAGGACATGTTCGAGAAACTGGTCAACAGCATCAGGGAGTTCCCAGAGATGCTTGACGCACGCCCGCTTATCGTGGACAGGGACTACGTGGTCATCGGAGGCAACATGAGACTTAAGGCGCTTGAGAAGGTAGGCATTAAGGAAGTACCAGTGACAATCGTTGATTGGACGGAGGAGCAGAAAAGGCAGTTCGTGGTCAAGGACAACCTGTCTTACGGAGTATGGGATTATGAGATGCTTGGTGCTGATTACGGCATAAACGAGCTTCAAGAATGGGGACTCGACCTTAAGAACTTTGGCATTGAGGAGGACTTTGATGACAAGAACAAGGAGATTGACGTTGATGGGGTTGAGGGAACCCTCGAGCATGAGTGCCCTAAGTGCGGATTCAAGTTCTAGCATATGGATTACAAGTGGTCAAAGAGCGAATATCCAAAAGGAAACGGCCTGAAGGTGTTTACGACATTTGCGTGCGGAGGAGGCTCGACTATGGGGTACAAGCTCGCGGGATTTGACGTTATCGGGGCAAACGACATAGACCCAGAGATGGCCAAGGTTTATAAGCACAACCATAATCCAAAGATATATATTCAGGCTCCAATAAAGGACCTGATAACGATGGATTTGCCAGAGGAATTATTTGGATTAGATATTCTTGATGGCTCCCCTCCGTGCTCCACATTCTCGACGGCGGGAAAGAGGGACGAGAATTGGGGAAAGCTCAAGAAGTTCAGGGAAGGGCAGAGCGAGCAGGTTCTTGACGACCTGTTCTTTGACTTCATTGCGGTCGCCGAAAGACTTAGGCCAAAAGTTATCATCGCGGAAAACGTCAAGGGCATGCTGGTAGGAAACGCAAAGGGGTATCTTGTGATGGTCAAGAAAAGGCTTGAGGCGATAGGGTATCGAGTTCAACTGTTTCTTCTAAACGGGGCGACCATGGGTGTCCCGCAGAAAAGGGAACGAGTGTTCTTCGTGTGTAGTAGGAATGACCTAAACTATCCCAAGATTACGTTGAGCTTTAATGAAAAGCCAATACCATTAAGGGAAGTCTTTAAGAGGACTGAGAAGCACAAGGGCAAACCGCTTACTCCAGCATATAGGAAATGGTATGACAAGATGCAGAACCTAAGTGGCTCGTTCGGACAAGTCCATCCTAAAGGAAGTTTTTTTAATACCAAGAAGGCAAGCTCAGAATCGGTGCTTTACACGATAACGTCAGCAAGCGTTGGCAAGATTTGCCACCCATACGAACCCTATGAGCTTTCAAACCAGGTGTATTCCCTATGCGGCACGTTTCCGACTGATTATGACTACATGAACGTTGACCCAAAATACCTCATAGGAATGTCCGTTCCCCCTCTCATGATTTACGGAATAGCAAAGGAGGTTGAGAAGCAATGGTTTTTGAGATAAAAGTTACCCACAGGTTCCCTTGTGCAAACAGTTGTGTTATTCCTGCAATCTGTTATTATAATAATGTACTAGACAAGTACATATTAGAGGTTTAACAAACAAAACAACATGAACAACAATAATCAGATAAGTGCAAAGATACTAAGCCCGATGGAATTCTCGGGTTCACTTTATGGGGATTACGGTTTTGAGATTAATGGCAAAAAGTCGGACAACTCATATGCAAGCAAGCAGGGAGCAAAAAGGGCAATGGAGCGAGAAATTAACAAAATTTTTAACGCAGAGGAATAACATGCACCTTACATTAAGGAGGATTATAGAAGATAACGAGAGAAACCTTGACCTGCAATTCGATACGACAAGACTAAAGCAGGAAGCGGATTATCTTGAGGGACAATTGGCAAAATCAGTTTCTTTTAAGGCTAGAGTAAGAATCGCAACATCTTTATTACAAGTAGCAAAAGATTATGCAATACAAGGGAACTAAACTGAACGCATACAGATATCTTACGGATGTTCCAAAGGCAAGGGAAAGGGTCAACAAGTACAAGACAGTGACCAACCTAATTCAGAACATGAACCCCATAGCAAAGGCAATAGACAAGGCGGAACTGGTAAGGATAGTGTACTACGCAATCAAGTATGACCGAGATATAAGGCATGTGAAGCAGAAGCACAAGGAACTTAGGGGTACAGACTGGTCATCAAAAAAGAAATACGAAAGGAAAGCATTACTAGAATACGGCTATAACGCAAAGTAACATGAGCAAAATGAAAGATTACATCATGAGCCAGCACACTGACGATACTGACTACGGGTACGAAGTCCCGATGCCAGTAGTCAACGAGCCGTTTATGAGCAAGTGGATGGACAGGATAGTGGACGTGTCATACGAGCAGAGCAAGGCAGTTAAGGAGCAAGAGGAGAGTAAGTAGTACATTTACAAGCGGAGCGTCAAATGCTGGGGTGTTTGCACAGAGGCGAGGGATTTGTTAAAATAAGTCTATGCCATATAAAGACAAAGAAAAATCAAGGGAGGCATACAGAAAGTGGCTATCCAGAAACAAGGATAAGATAAGCGAGTATAGGAAGATTCTTTACAAGGCAAAGAAGGCGAATCCTATAGCACAAGAGTGCGTTATTGAAGGATGTCAGAGTATTGGTGAACGACATCATCCAGATTACTCGAAACCCGAGGAAATCATATGGATATGTCGAGAGCATCATAGAAGGAAAATGCACGCAGGAAAATGCTCTGTCTGCGGAGATAAGATACGAGCAAGAGGGTTGTGCAACAAGCATTACAAGCAAGAAAGGAAGCGAACGGAACCAGAATATGCGGCTAGGGTGAGTAGAATAAGAGTTGCCTACCGTAAGAAATACGGAAAGTAACCTCGCCTCCAGCATCGGGCGCTTCGCAGATTATCAGAAGTAACAAAGAGGATATGACAATACAACAAAACAAGCCAGACATCATACAGTCATTCGACCAGTCGCATATAGACATGTGGGAGGAGGAGAAAGGGAGGCTTAGGCTGAATAAGAAAGAGGTTAGAAAGACAACCATAGAAATGCTGGAACAAAGATTTCCTGAATACGACGTTGATAGTAAACAAGGTTACAATCAAGCACTTGAAGATCAAATCCACAGCCATAACAAAAGGATTGAGGAGGCGAGGGCATTACTGGCTAACGAATAGGGATATGAGGTACATAGAAATTGAGCAAATAAGAGAGGACAGAAAGCGATTTATAAAGGCACTTGACGCGAACCTTGCCTCGCTTGACGCATTGATTGAGGCCTTCACTGACGATACGGGGATGATGATTACGGAACCAGTAAAGGACAGGGTAAAAAATATTGTACTTGAGCAAGTTTTTGGACCAGAAAGAGGTGCGGTGGAGAATGAACATTTGCCTTTTATCAGAAACTCTATGCGAAGACTTTGGAATAAAATAAACAGAAACTAAGATGAAAACACCACGAGAAAGGATAATCGAGAAGGGACTGGAGATTGTCGGGGAGGACACCAAGGCTGTCTCAAAGAAGCCATACCTGACGGAAGGCGGGACACTGACAAACATGTACAGGGATGATTACTTCACAAAGGGGTACAATCAGGCATTGGAAAACATCCGCTCACGAATTCCCCAGCTTGCCGACGAGGTGATTGGGATTGTGGTAGGGGAGATTGAGAAAATACTGATAATCGACGTAAACCCAAGCAGTGATGACCAACGAACTTGGTATAGGGGTCTTGGCAGAGAAGAAGCGCAAAGAGAAATGAGAGAGAAAGTCATCACCTCACTCACACAGGACAACATTAAAGGCGATAACGAATAACCTATGGACTACGAACTGGCAAAGGAATTAAAAGAGGAGGGGTTTCCACAACCTCACGAAGGATTCTATGAGGGCAGGTTCATCTGCCAGGTTGAGCACGAGGGAGAGGAGAAGCTTGCGGGTGTTGAATACTCGTACTCACCGACCCTCTCCGAGTTGATAGAGGCGTGCGTTAGTATGACAGAGGACGGCGACTTTCACCTTGAGCATCTGTCTGACGAATGGGGAGCCGCAACCTGCTTTACACACCGTGAGAAAGATGATTGGGAACGGGGAAAGACCCCCGAGGAGGCTGTTGCACGTCTGTGGCTTGCGCTTAATAGATAGGTAAGAAAACTAACATATGAATTACATACACAAGATGCTAATAGAGGAGTTTGTGACAAACAACACCGAACTCATAATAAAAAACCCGCTTCAAAATGTGTACATGTACGATGGGATGTACAACATAGACTTTGATATGTCGCAGTACCCAAAAATAAAGTACAAGGTAAACTACATTATTTCAAAGAAGATAGATTGTCTGTTATAATAACAGCATGAAAGAAGAAAAGACTATAAAACCTAACAAATCACATGAGTATGACCTATTTTGCATTTGGTCATCACTGCCAGCCTTTATTAAGACACAACCAGAGGAGGTATTAAAAGGAAAACTAGGTATAGACGACATTATGTTGCTTGAACTGGCATCTATTAAAAACAGGACACAATTCTCGGCTAAGTTCGGAGTTGATATGGATACTCTTGCAGTATGGGGTAGACACATAGACCAGAACCCTAATGTAGAGGATATTAAGAAGTGGGCAAAGAAGTTAACCAAGAACGTTGTCATGGGCGTATACAACCAAGCAATCAAAAAAGGAGGTGAGAACGCAAGGCTATGGGTTAAGTGGGTTGAGGACTGGAAAGAAACGTCCGCTGTTGATGTTTCAGGTAAGTTAGACCATATAACATACGAGATAGTACAAAATGAAAGTCAAAGTAACGCCGATATTTCACAAGACAATACAGAGCAGTAAACGTATCTTCATAAATGAGGGGTCAAGCCGTTCCTCAAAGACGTACTCAACCATTCAGGTATTGATACAACTTGCATTACAGGAAAAAGGAGAGGTGTTTACTATCGTGCGAAAGACCCTGCCCTCTTTAAAAGCAACCGCCATGAAAGACTTTTTTGAGGTCTTGGATAAGTACGGCATTTATGATGAGGCATTTCATAACAAGTCCATTAACAGTTACTTTTTGCACGGCAACGAGATTGAGTTTATATCAGTGGACGACTACTCAAAGGTCAAGGGTCGTAAGAGAAAGTACCTGTTTATGAACGAGGCAAACGAACTGACTTACAACGACTTTGTACAGTTATCAATGAGAACCACAGGGCGTATTTACATGGACTATAACCCTTCTCATGCAGAAGACCACTGGATTGAGGAGAAAATCAAGGTACGAGATGACGTTGAGGTGTTTAAATCAACATACAAAGACAACCCGTTTTTAAATAAGGAAACAATACAGGAAATTGAACGGCTTAAAGATGCAGACCCTAACTTGTGGCGCATTTATGGTCTTGGGCTGTTTGGAATAGCCTCGGCTCGCATCTACAACCATTTTGAGCTGTGTGATGAGTTGCCAGAGGTAGGGGAAACGATATACGGACTAGACTTCGGCTATAACCACCCTACCGCCCTCGTAGAGGTGCGAGAGTACGATGATGCGTATTATGTGCGTGAAGTGATTTACTCGTCAGGATTGACCAATTTGGACGTTATAGAGCGTATGAGGGAACTTGGCATACAAAAGGGCAAGTTCTTGTTTTGTGATAGTGCAGAACCAGCGAGAATCGAGGAGATACGCAGGGCAGGTTTTAATGCACACTCATCTGATAAAGATGTCAAGAAAGGAATCGACACACTCAAGAGCAAGAAGATATATGTTACTAAAGACAGCCTTAATCTTTTAAAGGAGTACAGAAGTTACTCATGGAAGACGACCGCAGACAACAAGATACTTGATGAGCCAGTAAGAGTAATGGACGATGCCTTGTGTGCGACTAGGTACGCCATTCACACATACTTAGCTGGCAAGGCGACACGACCTAACATAAGGACACTGTAGGCTTTAGGAGAACTTGCTTGTTTTATTTCAAATATGTTATACTATAAGTATGCTTCAAACTAAAACCACATTTGCATATTTGTTATCAAGTATTCAGTTGTGGTTTGAAGCACCCAGCGAACACTCTCTAATCACTTAGGGGGTGTTTTCTGTTACAGATTCAACGACAGACTTTTCAGGAAACGGTAACTAGTCTTTAAACATTTCTGCAATAATTACCAAGTGTTTGTGTGTTGATTAAAATCCTCGCTCTGTGTTTATGCCTACAACGAGGACTTGCATTAGCACACAAGACTTTACAGGACATCTGATGTAATACTAACTCACTACTATGAGGGCAAGGGTCAGGAACTAACTGTATTTTGTTGAACAAATAAAAGCGAAACCCTTGTTATGCAAGGATAGGGCGTGTTGGCTACAGACACTATAAAAGGATTGTTGTATAATAACGGTATGGATTTTATAAACAAACTACTTAACAGGGAGGAGAAAGGAATCAAGTTACCAATTATCAATACTGTGTCATCAATGATTAACGGTGCAAGACATAACCTGCCTAACCAAAGAGATGACGGCACTTACTTTAAAGAGTACAAGAACTGGGTATTTGCGTGCGTGACTGCACGAGCAGAGGAGGTTGCTAGCATACATTTGATACTTAAGAGCAAGAAGTCAGGTGACATTGTAGAAAATAATGAGGTAATGACGCTTTTGAACGACGTTAACCCGAACACAACAAAGTATGAATTGTTTTTTGGTACACAGGCTATGCTTGACCTTACGGGAAATGCCTACTGGTATCTTGCTCGTGACAATGAGGGCAAGGGGAAAATACGAGAGATTTATCTTCTATCACCTGAAAAGGTCAATATCATACTAGATAAAGATAACCCATTGATCATTCTGGGCTATACATACGGACACAAAGAAGACAAGATTGCCTTTGACAAGAGCGAGGTCATTCATTTTAAGAACTTTAACCCGAACGGTGGTTATCCAAGACCGCACAAGGGAATGGGCGTGGTTGAGGCTTCATTGTGGGCTATTGAAACAGATAATGAGGCTCGAAATTGGAACTACTCATTCTTTAAAAATAGCGCAAGACCTGACGGGGTGCTTACTACGGAGCAGGTGCTTGGAGATGATGAGTTTAAGAGGCTTAAGGAGCAGTGGGAGCAGACCTATAGGGGTTCACGAAACAACGGCAAGCCAGCTATTCTTGAGGGAGGTCTAAAGTGGCAAGACATATCAAAGACACAAAAGGATATGGACTTTATTGCACAGCGAACGTTCTCACGGGATGAGATACTGTCGTTGTTCAGAGTACCTAAGACGGTTGTGGGTATTACAGATGATGTTAACAGGGCAAACGCAGAGGCTTCTGATTATGTCTTTGCAAAGAGAACTGTGCGACCGCTTATGGAGCGATTTGTCACTGTGCTTAACGAATACCTGTTGCCAGAATTTGACCTTGACCTTGTATTTGATTTTGAGAACCCTGTACCAGATGACAGAATGGCTACGATTAACGCCTACTCACTAGGAATCAACAAGTGGCTTACACGAAACGACATCAGACGAAAGGAGGGTCTTACCGAATCAGAGCAGGGAGATGTGTTTTACGGGCCGTTTTCTGATGCACCACAAGACTCTGTGACACAAGTAAAGGCAGTACGGGTAAGTAAACACAACACAATCAATAAGACTATTGATGACTTTGTGGCACGTCTTCCTAAAAAGGAGATTACTTACAGAAAACTGACAGCAAGTCAGAAAGAAGTGGTAAAGGACGTATGGGTAAAGCGATTCGATAAGAACGAGAAAGAACTTATTAAGGACGTTAACGCTTATTTTAAAAAGCAGGAACAGGAGGTTCTTGAGAACGCAAAGAGCGAGTACGCAGGACTAAAGCCAAAGGAGTACAAATTAAAGGGCGTTGAAGACGTTTTGTTTGACGAGAAAAAGGCTATTGCTACTGGTATATCGCTTATCACACCCCACATCAGGACTTTCTTAAAGGAGGGAGCGGAGGTCGCAGACAGTCAGACAGGAGGTGAGTTTGACCCAAATAACACAGACACAGCAAAGTTTATACAAGAGCGTGCTAAGTTCTTTGCAGAAACGATAAACAAAACCACACGAGAGGCTTTGCTTACAAAGATAAACGAGGCTCTTAATGAGGGTGCAGGGTTTGACGTTATCGCACAGACAATCACAGACGTATACCAGCAAGCATATGATTACAGAACAGAAAGAATTGCACGAACAGAAGTATCAGCATCACTTAATGAGGGTTCTATTCAGGCATACAAACAAGCAGGTATTGAGGAGGTTGAATGGCTTGCAGTAGGAGATGACAGAACATCAGATGCGTGTTTATCAAATGACGGCAATATTAGAAAGATAGGAGATGAGTTCCCATCGGGTGACACACAGCCTCCTCAACACGTTAATTGTAGATGCACAACGGTTGCGGTCTTTAAAGATTAATTATGGACGAAAAAACAATAAAGAAACTATTGCAGAAGGAAATCGTGCCGTATCTGGTAGGTCTTCGTAATGAGATAGCAGATAAGCCTAAAGACTTTCTTGGTGAAAATGAAATCAAAGGAGTGATATTTAAAGGAGAGCCTGGGAAAGACGGTGTGACACCAGTAAAAGACAAAGATTACCCTAGCGAGAAGACAGTCTTTAACTTTATCAAGGACAACCTGCCAGTAAAGGGCAAGGACTTCTTCACTGAATCGGACATAAAGGACATTGTAGGTCAGGTACTGTCCCTTATGCCCTCAAAAGACGAATTAAAGGGTGAAAACGGAAAAGATGCTACTGTGGACTATTCTGTGGTAAAAGAACTCGCTACGCCCCTAATAAGTGCCAAATACAAGGAATTAAAGGCATACGTTGATGACATAACAGACAGATTGCTTAAAGCAATAGACGAAAAGAAGATTCCTGAACTTTCAGCAGAGGCAATACGAACAAAACTTGAAACCTTAAAAGGAAACGCACGTCTTGATGCAAAAGCAATCAAAGGTCTTGAGAAGTATATGTCGACATTTATTGCTACTTCTGGGGGAGGTGGTGGTGGAGGAAGCTCATCTGAATCCGACACCCTTGCAACAGTAACAGGACGTGGAGCGTCTACTTCTACCCTTTCAACCTTTTCAGGAGGTCTTAACACAACAGCCATTACAGCCAACACATCAGGAGGCTTTCTTATCGAATCAAACAGTGGAACAGATGTAGCCCTATTTGGAGCAGGAGGAGGTTCTGGTGCTACGTTTTATGGAGGGGTGAATATGAACACCGTGGCAACTGTAGCCACAAGCCTTACTACTCCACTTGTGATTGGAGGAACAGGAACGACAGATGACCTGATACTCCGAACAACATCAGGAGTAGGAACGACTGGAGCGGACATGATTTTCCAAGGAGGAAACAATGGAGCAACAGAGTTTGCACGGTTCCTCAATGATGGAAAGTTTGGAATTGGTATATCTCCAACCTCTAAGTTCCATGTAGCCGAATCACTAGGTACGTTGACTGGAAACCTAGACGGTACTTTGTATGTAAAACAGACCTATACGCCCCTTGCAAACACTGCCTTTACTCCAACGGCTGCATATTATCAATTTGAAAAGACTGGTTCTGTTGCCATCACATCAAATATGCGTAACCTGCATGCAGATACAGTAAACACTGGAACAGGAAACCTCACCAACTTTACAAGTAATAGTTCCCAAATCAGGCATACTGGGGCATCAACAATCACAAACGCCTATACGTTCAGGGCAATCGCTCCTCAAATTGGAGGCTCTAGTTTTATAACTGGTCTGTACGGTCTTTACATTGACTCAATGTCTAGTGGAAATATCACACAAGGCTACGGTGTGTATCAAGCAGGAACTACTGATGTAAACTACTTTGCTGGTGCTATTCAGCATGCCCTTGGTGTAGTTGGAACGCCGTCACTCTCATTCATAGGAGATACAAACACTGGAATCTGGTCATCTGGAGCAGACACTATCAACTTCTCTACAGGAGGCTCTGAAAGAATGAGGATCACTTCCGCAGGAAGACTTGGAGTTGGAACTACTGGACCCGCACAAGCACTCGAAGTCGTTGGTAGACTTCGTGTCACAAACACATCTGGCGACCCTGTTCTTGAAATGACAGGTACATCAGGTAACTCTTTCTTGTTTACTCGTACTGGAACGTGGCATATTCGTACAGACAGCACATCACGCCACGTTAAACTACAAGTAGGAGATTCCTTTGGAACTCAAGGTCTTGTACAGATTGGAAACGGAAGCGCAAACGACCCTACTCCTACCTCACAACTTACACTTAGAAACAATATCAATTCTACTACAGTTGGTGTCCTAAATGTGCAATCATATCTTGGAACAAGTCGATTTTATACAAGAGAGGACGGAAATATTGGAATAAACACCACATCACAATTCGGTTCGGGAACTCTCGTTATTGGTATTGCAAACGCCACAACTGTCCCTACTACAAACCCAACAGGAGGTGGTGTGTTGTATGTAGAATCAGGAGCGCTTAAATATCGAGGTTCTTCTGGCACAGTGACGACAATAGCCGTAGCGTAAGTTTAACAATTAACATAAACATTATGATAGACATAAGAGAAAAAACAGCAGAGGAGATAGCATTTGACCGACTTACGGAGATTAACAATCACTCAAAGGAATCAGTAGAAGTAGCAAAGCAAAACTACTACACTGCGTATTTTAGATTCTGGCGACCAGAGGGAACTACTACACAAGCCATCTGTGATGCGGCAGGAAATCAGGCATACAAGATATTTGAAACGGCTGGAGTATGGATTGGGTGCATACAGGCTCTTGACCCATCGTGGACACCGCCTCCTGCACCAAATGAGTTCACCATCAATCCAGACGGAACAGTAACAATCGGCGACCCTATAGAAGTAACACCAGAGTAATATGAAGAAGTACACTGGAACTGTAATACTTGGATGTATAGCACTGGTGTTTGGGGTAGATACAATCCTCTCCCTAGGCGAAAATGCCACTATATCCGAGTGGTTCTATAACTTTTTGCACAATGACCCTCTGATTGGATTTACGACGCTTGTCGGGGCATTTACAGCCCTTATAGCCCACTTCTGGTGGTTCAGACCAAAAGATTAGTGCGTAATTATTTATAATGGTAAAATAAGAGATATGGCAAAGAAAACTAAAAAACACTTCCTGATGTCAAAGACCGTGCTTGGAGCATTCCTCACGGTCTTTGCAACAGTTGCACCAGAAGTTATATCAGTAGAAGAGGCAGACACAGCATACCAGCTTATCCTCCAACTTGCAGGACTTTCACTTGCGGTATATGGACGATTCAAAGCGACAGAAGGATTAAGGATTAAGTAGTATGACCAAGGCACAGGCAACATTCGAGAACACACTATCATTTATAGCAAAGTATTGGGTGGTGTTTGGGTTCGCCGCACAGATAATCTTTAACTATTCGGCATACCTTGCCTTTAAAGAAGAAACAGGAAAGTCTATTGAATCTATAGTAGAACGAGTAGAGAAGATAGAAGACAAGTCAGTAAAGGATGCTCTTGTTATTGCAGAAATAAACGCCAGACTGTCCTCGATAGAAACATCACTCCTATTTATAAAAGATGCTCTAAGGTAGTTGACACTGGTGTTGTGGTGTTATAATAACGGCATGAAACAAATTTCACAGGCACAGATTGATGCCATACTTCAATCATTATGGGCAGAGGGAATTAAAACGACCACTTTTGATGCTATAAGCAATTTATTTAAAGGTTTGCAGGTAGTGGAAGATGAAACTATTAAAAGTAAGAAAAAATAATATGAAAAAGTTTAACATTTGCGTGGATTACAAACTAAACAAGACCAACGCCGAGGGCAAGGAGTACACAGACGTTGAAATTGCAAAGGGAAATGCAGAACTGACAAACAATTACATTGAAACTGCTGTTCTTATGTCGCACCGTGACGGATTGGACTCACAGTTTAGAAGGATTTGGGTAAAGATTCAGTCAAAGATGCAGACCGCCATGAATACTGGAGATTATGAGGTTTCATTTGAGGACGGAGAGTTCGACTTTATCAAGAAAGCAGTTACCGAGGCAAAGTTTTCTCCTACAATCGCAAGTTATGTTGTTGCGTTAGAAGATGCACTTTTGGCGGTATAAATAACCTCCTATATAATAAGTGTATGAATAAGACATACCTAAAAGGCTATATACAAAAAGCCGATAACGATGACATTTATGAGTTCATCGCATCGACTGCTTCGGAAGATAGACAAGGTGACAGCATCGACCAGAAAGGTTGGGAGCTTGATAACTTTATGAAGAACCCTGTTATCATGTTTGCACACAACTATTCGGAACTACCTATTGCAAAGGCTATCGAGGTAATTAAGGGAGAGAAGTCACTTACTATTAAGATACAGTTTGCTAGCGAGGAGGCAAATCCTAAAGCACAGCAGGTCAAGCGACTTGTTGATGAGGGTATGCTTAACACCACATCAGTCGGGTTCATTCAAAAAGAGCGAAACGGGAACATCATCACAAAGGCGGAACTGCTTGAGGTTTCTATTGTCCCAGTTCCAGCAAATGCAGAGGCTCTACGCCTTGCGTACAAGTCATTGGACGAGGCTTTTGTGAAAGACATCGAGGAGGTTCTTTCCTCTCAACCAGCGGCAGATTTGAGCGTTACAGAGCCTGTTGAGGAGGTTGTTGAGGACACGGTTGAGAAATCAGGACGTGTTATCAGCCAAAAGAACAGGAAGATGCTTGAAGCGACAGCAGATTCTTTGCGAACAGCACTCTCTGAAATAGAGAAACTTCTTGCACAAGGAGTTACTACGACAGAGGATGATGTTGAGGGCAAAGATTACGTTGTCGTTCCAAAGACACTTATTGACGACCTAAAGTTTATGCTTCGGGTAGATAACCGAACGAACGACAAAATACTCTCTACTCTTAAGAACATCTAATTTTATTAGATACTTAACAGTATTACCAATTATGGATAAAGTGGAAATCACACGGGACGAGCTTGCGTCACTTCTAAAGGACGTGGCTTCATCTATCGTGAAGGAGGAGGTGGACGCACAGGTCAAGGCTATTGATACTTCAATCGACCAGAAGTTTGCAAAGTTTTCAGCAAAGGCGGAGGACATTTCAGGACTTGATGGAAAGGAGAAGTCAGCAAAGTTCTTCAAGGCTCTTTACAACAAAGACCTAGGAACTCTTGCATCATTTAAGGCTATGAACGAAACTACTGGTTCAGCAGGAGCATTCCTTGTACCAGAGGAGTTTACAGCAGAGGTGTATCGAGTTGTTGAGGACTTTGGACTTGTTGCTAAGATGGCAACAAAGTTCCCAATGGCTTCTGACACACGAAACATCCCTACTGTAGCATCATCAGTAAGTGGTTCATACCCAGGTGAGGCAACAGCAGGAACAGCATCACAGCCAGTGCTTGCACAGGTACAGCTTATCGCTAAGACATGGGTAGGACTTACACCTATGTCAAACGAGTTGCTTGAGGATGCTAACGTTTCAGTAGTAAACCTTTTGGTTGAACTATTTGCAGAGGCAATCGCAGGTGAGCTTGACTCACAGGGACTTACAGGAACAGGGTCGCCATTTACAGGTATTCTTGGAAATGCGTCTGTGAACGTAGTTACTATGGGAGCAGGAAAGGACACATATGTTGAGGCAGAACTTGCAGACTACCGCAACCTGATTACACAGGTGAAGCCATGGGCGTTGCAGGGAGCAGGTTACATCATGCACCGAACTGTTTGGGCTAACATTCAGACTCTACGAACTGGTGGAACTAACTCTGGAGATTTCTTCGGAGCAAGCACAAACCCTGTAATCGTTGGAGTACCACAGGGATATCCTACTGCAACAGCAGGATTCCTATGGGGTTACCCAGTGTACCTTTCTGACAAGATGCCAGCCACTTCAGTTGGGTCACAGACAGGAACTAAGTTCTGTATCTTCGGAAACCTAAAGCACATCTACATGGGAGATAGGGCAAACCTAGCGGTTGCAATCTCACAGGAGGGTGTAATTAACGGTGTTTCGTTGTTTGAAACTAACCAGTCAGCAGTTCGAGTTATCGCTCGACACGCTCTCGCAGTTGGACTTCCTACAGCGTTTGCTGTTCTTAAGACGGCTTAATCGTCCGCTTATTCAGGAGAGGAAGGCTAAGGCTTTCCCCTCTTGGGTTAAGCAGGTGACTGCTTATTATCAGATAATATAAAACACAATGAGTTTCGACTTATCACAGGAATATAAGGTCATCAACCTGCTTGGGTCTACTACAGTAACAGGGGACTTGAACGGCACAGGGGTTGACCTTGAGCAATACGAATCAGATGCGTTTGTAATTGCAAGCACAGGACTTATCACAAGTACGGCGGCGACATACGTCATTAACATTCAGGGTTCAACATCTGTTTCAGGTACTTACACAACATTGGCTTCGCTTGCATCACTTTCAGGAACAGCGTTTTCATATGACGTGGCTTCTGCAAAGGTAAACCTAACAAACTCGGCAAACAACAAGTTTATCCGAGCGCAGGTTGATACGACTGCTAACGGTGGAACAGTGTCAGCGGTAATTGGAGTTAATCTTCTTGTAAAGCCAGTAACGGCAACAGAGGGACTAAACTCATCAACATTCGCTTAGTTTTTGGTTCTTACAGCCTCTTTTTGGGGGTTGTATAGAGCAGGGAACTGCTTTTAAACATAACAATATACACATATGTACAAGGCAAAATGCAACATCTTCTGCGAGAACAGATATTACGAGGCAGGTAAGATTTACTCAAAGAAAGAAATTACAGGACTTGATGTCAATGACTTTGAACTGGTAGACGAAAAAGAGCCAAAAGAAGAAAAGCCAAAGTCAATGACAAACAAGACCCTAAAAGCAAAGAAATAAACAATGAGCGACATCACAACAAAAAGTAAGGTGAAGTCATATCTTGGTCTAAGTGGAACAACACACGACACTCTATTGGACGAACTTATCAAGAATGCTACGGCAAGCATAGAAAGATACTGCAACAGGAACTTTACCGAGGCTACGTACACCGAATACTTTGACACAGAGCCAGTAGCAAAACTGTTTTTGCGTAACTTTCCTGTATCAAGTCTAACAAGCGTTCAATACAGAAACGGAACGTGGGGAGCAATTACATGGGAAAACCTGAACATTAACGACTACCTGCTTAACGAAAACGGCAAGGTTTCTCTTGCTTTCGTGCTACCCCAAGCAGAAAAGTACATCAAGATAGTGTATGTCGGAGGCTACAAGATAGACTTTGCTAATGAAACAAACCCTGCACTGCACAATTTACCAGCAGATCTTACTCAAATAGCGACCGAGATTGTGGCACAGACGTTCAACCAAAGGACTTCGGTTGGTATCTCAAACGAAACTACCGAGGGTCAGTCAATTACTTACAAGGATTCTGACGTGACAAAGCAATACTCATCAAGACTTATGTCATACAGGAGCATTAACGTATAACTCATGCTAAGTTTCACCACCCAGAAGACGGTCAATAGCGTTTCACGAATAACTGGCTATGTGGGCAACCTTTCCCAGTCAACAACAATAACCTCTATCACTTCTTGCTATCTAAGACCGCTATCAGAAACAGAGAGCAGTGCCAATGGCTATCAGTATGGCATAGCGTTCAATGCAATCTTTGAGGACGGAACGGATATCAGACAGCAGGATAAAATAACGATTGAGGGCGTGCAATATCTTGTTCAAGGTACGGCAAACCACGACAGAGGTAAAGGTACGAGATATGTAAAGGCGTTGCTGATTAAACCTGAAAATTAACATGAGCGTATCAATCGAAATTAAAGGACTAAATGAGTTAATAAGGGTTGCGGATAAGTACCCAGCAATTAGTGAAAAGCACATAAACGGTGCTATTAACAAGTCACTTATAAGGATTCAAGATGAGGCAAAGAGAAAAGCACCGTCAGGAGATACACAGCAACTAAGACAAAACTGGATATTAAGAATGGGCAGGTTCTCGGGTTCTCTTGAGTCTGGTGCAAAAAGAAACGGCTACAGTTATGGACTGGCGGTTGAGTATGGTACAAAACCTCATTTTGTACCAGTAGCAAACAACCCAATGTTTAGGCTGTGGGCAGAGAGGAGAGGTCTTAATCCGTGGGCAGTATCAAAAAGCATAAGCAAGAAAGGTACACGAGCCAAGCCGTTCTTTAAGCCAGCAATAGACAGCCAGAAAGCAAACATTGACAGGGAGTTTGACAGGGCATTTACCAACCTAATGAACGATTTATGATAAGCATTTCTACTATACGCACGAACCTTAAGACGGTCATATCAAACCTAGTGACATCAAGCACAGTGTCAGTTGTGTATGACTACTTCGAGCCTAATGTTTCAGGCTATCCTGCTATTGTGTTTGATATTACAAACAATACAGATGATTACCTTACTAATAAAGAAAATCTATTAAAAATAACCTTCTCGGCTTATGTAATTGTAGAGATATTTGAAAATGGTGTTGAAGATGCTACACGATTACTTGATACTGTTACAGATGCACTTATTCTTGAATTAAGAGATGAGGATAATATATCTCTTTCAGGTGCGGTTGACTGGATAAGCCCAGTAGTCGGACCAAGACAGCAAGTAGTAACATCGTCTGGCATGGCGTTCCAGCAACAGCTTGACATCGTTCTTAATGTGGCAGACATCATATAACAACAAAGTGGTACAATAAACGTATGCAAGAGAAAGCAAGCAACAAAATGATGAATAAGGAGGATGTAAAGAACAAAGACGTTGAATATTTCTTTCCTGACCATCAGATTACTGTTACAGCAACCTCACACGAGGAAGCAGAACGCAAATTATCAGCAATTATCAATAAGAAATAGGTATGGCAAAATTACAGGGACGAAGATTTAACATAGGAGTGGGACGAGAAAGCACACGAGGTACAGGGCGTGCTGTACAGAGGTGGCTTCCTACAACTGAACTAACTATTGACGAAAAGGTAGAACACGCAAAAGAGGAAAGCGTATATGGAGTAATAGAAAATCAGACTGATGCAGACGTTGTAAAGACATTTGCAGAGGGGTCAATTTCAGGATTGGTGGACGATAATGGGATTGGGTATATCCTTTATGGAGCGCTTGGTTCAATCAGTACGTCAGGGCCGACAGACAGTGCGTACACTCATACGTTTACTGTTGCACAGACCGCACAGATACAGTCACTTACATTCACAGCAAGTGAGCCAAATGCACAGACAACCGCTTCCCTTCTCTTTCCTCTCGTCGCGATTGACAGTCTTGACCTTGATTTTGAGGTTGGGCAATACCCTACATACTCGGCATCGTTTACTTCAAACGTATCAAGTGCTACTTCAGCGACAGTATCGTACACTGCACCTAACAACTTCCGACCACAGGACGGCTCTATCAGGATTGCAACTACATACGGAGGTCTTGCATCAGGAACTACTTACGCTGTAAGGCGAGCATCTGTATCTATTTCAAAGAACGTAGAGGATGACCACAACATTGGGTCAACTAACGTAACTGATAGGCTTAATAAGCAGTTCCAAGTTACTGGCTCGTTTGAGATTGTGTATGACAACAGAACAAACATTACCGAAATGCTTGCAAACTCTACACGAGCTATACAGATTGCGTTTACCAACACAAACGTACTTATTGGAGCGTCAACACGACCAGCAATTACTATTAAGCTTGCAAAGGTGAAGTTAACGGAGGTAGCACGAAATCTAGGAAAGGACGATATTGTAATGGCGACGATTAACTTTGAGGCGTTCTACTCGCTGTCTGATTCAAGAATGATTGACATCGCATTGGTTAATACCGTTTCTTCTTACGCCTAATATATTATAATAACGTAATGGAAAGAAAAACATTAAAAATCAAGTTACCAATTACGGGATTTGAGATTGAGTATTACTCATACATTACGGCTGGAGAGAAACAGCAGATAACGGAGATTATGACATCAAACATGTCAGCGGATGCAACTGGTTCAGTCAAAGGGGATATTCCACTTTCTCTGGTCTACAAATCCAACGACAAGGCACTTGAGTTATTGGTGAGAAACGTGAATGGAAACGCAGATAATGTGATTGAGCAGGTAAAGAACTTGCCGTCATCTGACTATGACATGCTTCTTGAGGAGATAAACAAGGTGACAAGCGATTCTTCGTATACTCAAAAAAAAACGACATAGAGTATTCGTACAAGGTTCTTCTAAGCGGAAGCAAGACAGACATACCAACAGAAGTGATGACGTGCATGGTGTGCGAGAAGATGGGCTGGTCATATCAGGAGTACCTGAACCAGCCAAACTGGTTTATAGATTGCCTGATAATGAAGTGGTCACTGGAAAACAAGCAACAAAATAAGAAATAAAATGAACGAAAAAGTTTTGCAAATCGTAATAAAGGCAAAGAACGAGGCAGAGAAAACTTTGCAGGGTCTTAATCGAACTCTAAAAGACAATGAGCAAGGCTTTAAGAACATGGCAACAGCAGGAACAGTCGGGCTTGGTGCTATTGCTACTGTTGTAGGAGTGTCCGTAAAAGCATATGCGGAGAGCGAGCGGTCACAAAGACAACTTGAACACGCAATCATACAGGTTTCAAAGGGGACAAAAGAGCAGGTAAAAGCAGTCAATGAGATTACTAATGCACTTCAAAAAAAGGCAGGAGTAGATGCGGATGCTCTTAATGCAGGAGTAGCCCAGCTATCCACGTTCGGTCTTCAGTCACAATCAGTCATTGACCTTACCAAATCGCTTGCAGACCTTACAATCAATCAGGACGGTGTGACGGCTGGTGCGGACAGTTACATATCAAGCGCTAACATTATGGCAAAGGCATTACGAGGAGAGTTCGGCATGCTGTCTAAAATGGGTATTCGCTTCACGGAACACCAGCAGGAACTCATCAATACAGGTACTGAACAGCAGAAGGTTGCAACAATCATCGAGGGATTTAACCAGAACCTACGAGAAACAACAGACACTGTTGCAGGATATGACAAGTCACTTGGACAGCTTAAAGGTTCATTTGGCGACATTGTAGAAAGCATAGGAAAGTCTTTGCAACCTGCTCTCCTTGCTCTTGCAAACACAATGCTTCCAGTAATTCAGACAGTGGCTACATTTACAGAGGAAAACCCTAGGCTTGTTGTTACAATCTTGGCAATTACAGCAGGAATATCCGCTTTGCTTGTTGCGCTCGGGTTGCTTGGTCTTGCCATACCTGCCATCACTGCTGGATTTGCTTTGCTTAGCACTCCTGTTCTTGCAGTCATCGGTATTGTGGCGGCGTTTACGGCAACAATATACGCACTGAACGAGTCAATAAAAATCTTGCAGAACGATATGGACTTAGTTCTTGGAGGGCTAAAAGCGATGTTTACTGAAACATTTACATACATTATAGATAACCCAATAGCCTCATTAAAAAGGGCTTTGCAGTCAGTAATAGACTTATTTCTTAAGGCAAGCGGTCTTGGGCTTGCAAAGAAAGCAGGTGAGAAACTGTCTGACTGGTTCAAGGGCAAGGCAACAGGAGGAGGTGTGCAGTTAGGGCAATCATATATGGTAGGTGAAAAGGGGCCTGAACTATTTACCCCGTCATCCAACGGCTCAATCACACCTAATTACAAAATGGCAGGTGCAGGAGGTGTTAACCTGACAATCAATATGAATGGAGGAACGTATCTTGATGACAGTGTTGCGGAGCGTATCGGGGACAAGATAATTCAGGTCTTTAAAAGGACTGCTAGATTTTAAATAACACTATGTCAATCACACTAACCATAAATGGAACAAACAGGGTATCTCTGGTTGATTGGAAATCTTTGAAAAGAGAGCAGATCTTGAGCAAGGAGGCTGACAAACTTTCTTTTTTGATTAAGAAGTTTAACGGACAAACATACAAGCCTACTTCTGGTGATGAGGTGGTATTAACAATTGGAGCAACTAAGGAGTTTGGTGGGTACATCGTTGAAATGGAGGAGGAAGTAGAGGGAAGGGTCGAGTACATCAGGTGTATCTGCAAGGACTATACACATGACCTTGATAGGCAACTGGTGTCAAAGACATACGAAGCGATGACAGTCAATGCCATAATTGCAGACCTAACTACTACATTTGCCTCTGGTATTACTGACAATGCCGTAAATTGCCCTGTGACGATTGATTCGGTCACGTTCAACTACTTACCCATATCAAGGTGTTTAACACGCCTCACAGAGCTTGTAGACGGTTTTGAGTGGTATATAGACTATGACAAGGACATTCATTTCTTTGAAACAGCATCGACTGCATCCGCCTTTGACCTTACGGACACGTCAGGCAATTATGTCTATAACTCTCTGTCTGTACGAGAGGACACGCATCAGTTAAGAAATGAAGTCATCATACGGGGAGGATTGCTTACCAGCACAACGCTTAGAACAGAGTACCTATCAGGTGACGGAACAAAGGACGTGTTTCCCCTTGCTACAAAATTCGCCAACCTACCTACGATTGAGGTTGCGTCCGTAGCCAAGACTGTCGGAGTTGAGAACATTGACCCTGCTGGCTTTGACTGTTATTGGAACTACAACGAGAAGTCGCTCAAGTTTGTAACACCTCCTGCAAGCGGTACGTCAAACATAACAGTCACGCAATATCCGCAATACCCTCTTATCCTCCAAAAGAGAAACGAGGCAAGCATAGCGACATACGGCTTATTTCAGCACGTCATCGTGGACAAGAACATTCGTGACCTTGATACTGCTGGTCTTAGGGCGGACGTCGAGCTTCTTAGGTACTCGACACCCGAAAAGACTGCATCGTTTCTCACCTATACTTCTGGTCTTATGACAGGACAGACCATAAACGTACAGTCTACGATACGTGGGATTGACGAGGACTTCAAGGTTCAATCAATACGCAGTTACCTAAGAACGCCTGACACTGACGAGCTTACCCACGAGGTCGAGTGTGTGACCGCAGAAGACATTGGAATAAACGACATACTGGCAAGACTTCTAATCGTGAACCCGTCAGACCAGATAGAGATTCAGGAAGATGAGTTTGTATCTCGGATTAGGCAAACAACTGAATCATTTACGATTGTCGACTCGACACCGACCAACAGCAAGACATCACCTCCTTACAGATGGACAACAGGAACAACAACCCTTGTGTGGGGATTTGGTACATGGAGTTAATGCCAAAGAGAACTAAAGTGGTATAATATTTTTATGTTAAAAGAAAAAACTGGAATAAAAGGAAAGTTTAGAGCAATCAAGTCCTGTTCAATTACAGGAAAGTTAATTGAAGTAACTCCTTTTTATGACAATATAGTTCTTCTTGGAACTAATACAGGTAAAGACCTTGTGCTTGATAGACTTAACGGCACTAACACTTACTCATTAAATATAACTCATTTAGACATAGGAACGTCAAACACGACTCCTACTGTTTCTGATACGGCACTCAATGCGGTTACAGCAAGAACGGCAAAGGTGACTGGAACAATATCAACAAATACGCTCACATTAAGATTCTTCTTTGCAAGTGCAGACCTTGCAAACGGCTCATATTGGGAAGTTGGGACATTTGTTGACGGAACAGCGACAGTATCGACAGGTCAGATGTTCAACCACGCCCTCTTTGGTTCTGTATACACAAAGGGAACAAACGAGGACACAACTTTGGAGGTCCAATTTACAATTACTTAATTTAATAAAATATATATGACAATCGCTTCAGGACAAACAGCACTCGCTTCAGACTTTGTTTCAACATCAGCAGGTGCTGGTGATAGTGGGAAAGTACCTAAGTTAAATGGGAGTGGGGTTTTAGATGTAACATTTACAGGTCAATACAGTGATGTTGTTGAATTTACATCATCAGGGACTTGGACAAAAGATGCTGGACTTGAGTTTATTATAGTAGAAGCATGGGGAGGTGGAGGTAGCGGAGCATCAAGAACAACTACTGCTAATGCAGGTGGGGGAGGTGGTGGAGGATTTAATACAAAAAAATTCTTAGCGTCTGAATTGGGAGCAACTGAAACAGTGACTATAGGAAACGGAGGAACAGGTGTAAGCGGAAACACAAACGGAAATGCAGGTGGAAACACAACTTTTGGTTCTTTGCTTACTGCTTATGGAGGAGGAGCTGGTTCTACACAGGCTGGATCAGATGCAGGAGGAGGTGGTGGTGGTGGGCATCTTTCAGCTGGTTCGGCAGGTTCTACAACTGGCGGTTCTGCTGGAACACCTAGCACACCAATTTCAACTAATGGTGGTGGTTCTGGTGGAGGTGCGGTCAATGCACTCAATGCAGGAGGTGGAGGTGGAATAAACGGGAATAACTTAAACTCTGCTGGTTCTGCTGTGTATGGAGGAGCTGGTGGTGGTTCGGCTGGTTCTTCTGCTGGTTCAGGTACAGCAGGAACTTCTATCAGTGGAGGAAATGGGGGAAATGGAAATCATCTAGGAAGCGCAACTGCAGGTTCTGTACCTGGTGGCGGTGGTGGTGCAAGTGTAACAGGAACTTCTGGTGCAGGTGGAAAAGGAAAGATAGTAGTTTATGAATTTTATACAAAATCATAATATGAAATACACAGGAGAACTACAAGACAATAGACCAAAGAAGTTAAAGGACAAGGACTTTGATTCTCGTGAAGTAGACCTCGGCGAGATAAAGTACGTCACCTATAAGCAAGCACAGAAGACCGCACAGGCATACGTTGAAAGAAACCAAAAGAGTAAGTCATCGTGCGTGCCTTCTTCAATGTGTAATGCCCTATGGCATACCGAGAAAGAGATACTTTCAGACGAGTATTTGTACACACAACGGGCAAATAAGCCCCAAGAAGGGTGCTGGTGGCACGATATAGCCGATAAGGTACTTGCACAAGGAACGTGCAAGAGAAGCCTATTAAAAGAGGTATTTACGGAGGCGGAGGCTAACAGTGTAAAACTCACGCTCCAGCAGGAGGCAGACGCATTCCTTCACAGGCAATCGTCTTACATCTGGCTCAAGGAAAGGGATTTCAATGCAATAGCAAGTGCCATAAACGCAGGTTATCCCGTACCGTTCTCTATCTGGGCTAACAGGAATGAATGGGCAAGGGAAAAGCCACTTGTTTTAGACCCTAAACTAACACGGGATAAGTCCACAATACACCACGCAATCTGTGCCATACCTAACACCGCATACAAGACCAAAGATGGTTTTGGGTTCTTCATAACAGATTCAGCCCACTTTGGAGGGTTTTCAAAGCGAGATATTACCAAAGAGTTCTATGAGGCACGGCACAACGCAGGACTTTATTTTGTAGACTTTGAGTTTGCACAGCCAAAGAAGTGGGTCACACCTGCCAAATACAAGGGGTATAAGTTTACCCGTGACCTCACCGTAGAAATGCAGGGTGAAGACGTGAAAGCCTTGCAGGAGATACTAAAGGCAAACGGTTACTTCCCAAAAATGAACACCACGTCTTTCTTTGGCGGAATCACACGCCAAGCAGTCAAAGATTTCCAAAAGGATTACGAGGAAAGCATATTGTGGAGTGTAGGGTTGAAATTGCCTACGGGTTACTTTGGAAAGCAGTCACGCAGAAAAATTGAGGAACTACTAACCGCCAAATTCCCGTCCTGACATTACATTTGGCTCATAAAAAGATGAGCAGACTTACACAAGAACAAGTACGGGAAATATTAGAGAGGCACTCAAACGGAGAGTCGATTTCATTTCTTGCACGAGAGTTAGGTGTAGCAAAGATGGTGGTCTATTATCACATCAAGAAAAAGGGAGCAAAACGGATTGAACACCCTAAATGTTTGCGTGACTACCAAATGAACGAGATTGTCAGGCTACAACAAAAGATGAAAGACAACCCTCACCTTGCAAGATACATACGCAACGAGATTGCGAGAATGAGGCTTGCTATGACTATAAAGATAGAAAATTGCTCTGAAGACCCATTCATATTACAATGAGTGTTATAATAATAATTGCATGAGCCTACCCAGACACATATTCAAGTACAAGGAAAGTGCGGAACAGATAAGAAGCGAGAGTGAGGTGTTCTACCTTCAAGAAAACATCACATTTGACAATGGTATACAGGTATGGCTTAAGGGAGCGGAGTACCCACAGAAAGGAACAGCACCCGCCGACACGCTATTTGCATTCAACATAGCCAAGAGGATTCTAGCAGAGGGTTTAAAAATAGCCTCAAAATTGCCCGTAGCGATAAGTTTTATGGTAGGACAAGCGATACTACCAAAACGTCACAAACTATCAATAGCGAGCGTCCTAGAGGCTTATAACAGCATACTATTCAAAGTCTTGTCCCCTCACATACTTTTGGAGAAATATATGACACCTTGTGCCTATGAGATATGCAAGTTTACCTACGTCTTCTTGAGAGAGATTGGAATTTCAGAGCATGTTGCAAGGCAATTTGCTGAAATAATCTCCCACTTTATCGAGTACGACAACGCATACAGGTACAGAGTTCAAGACCTTATAAACGACAC